CGTCCGTATCCATCTTTCACCTGGAACCATAGCGTAAACGCTAATAACGATAGATATTTACTTGTGTTTGTTGCGATAGGACCATATTACTTATAACGGAGTTGAGATGGCTATGTTGCAATATACATATCCATCAGATCACGCAGGGATAAGTGTATGGGGACTGAAAAATCCCGCCAGTGGTAGTCACGCTGTTGTTGTTTATACAACCGGAAACTCTAACTTCGGTGTGAGAGCGTGTGCTTTAGATTTCTATAATGTTGACCAGACAACTCCGGTAGGTGGCTCAAATTATGCTACTGGGACAACCGCAACATCTAAATCGGTAAATGTAACTATTCAAAATGCCGCCTCTCTACTGGTGTCAGGTCAGTCTTGCGAAGTATATGAAAATCAAACCGCTTCTTATTCTGAAACAGAAACTTTTGATTTTAGGAGGCGGATATTCTATAACTCTGCAAATGCGGGAGGTTATAAAATAGCAGGATCAACTGGAAGCGTCACGACTGGCTGGCAATCTGCAAGTTCTGCTTACAGAGCAATCGTGGCGGTAGAACTAAGACCGGTTATTGAAATCACTCCTGTTGATGTTGGTGACGCAGGAGAAGGCGAAGATGTAATTTCAATACTTGCGTCGGTAGCCAATGATGATAGCGGAACCGGATCTGATAGCCTGGCAAAAATATCAAAGATGTTTTTATCTGATGCCGGATTTTCCTCGGAGCAGATAGAAATATATGCGAGTAACCAGCAAAGCGATGCCGGCACTGGAAGCGATGTAGCGAGTGTTTTGGCAAACATAGTCGCACAGGACTCGGGGGCAGGAAGTGATAAAGAAAGTATCCTTGCAAGGATAATGACGCAGGACACCGGAGAAGGATCTGATGTAGCTACCGTCCTTGCAAACATAGCCATTCAAGATGCAGGGAGTGGAGCCGACATCGCGTCAATAGTTGCATCTGTGTATAAGTTAGACGCCGGTGTCGGAACAGAATTAATAAGCATCCTGGCGAAGATAGCCTTAGCGGACTCTGCGACTGCTTCAGATGCTGTTGCTATTCTGGCACTGCTATCAATATCTGATACCGGATCAGGAAGTGATGCGGCAAATATATTAGCGAGCATAGTTGCTTCAGATAGTGGACTCGGAAATGATGCCTTAGTTATTCTCGCAAAGATCTCTTTAGCCGACTCTGCCTCATCGAGCGAGGCTCTTTCGATAATCGTCTCAATGGCTTTATCAGACAGCGCGTCTTCTTCAGAAGCGATACAGGTCTTAGCGAACATATCAGCAAACGATAACGGAACCAGTCAGGAAATAATCTCAATACTCGCTCGAGTAGCAACAAACGATAGCGGGCAAGGATCTTCGGCAATAGCTATCCTGGCGATACTCTCGCTTCAAGACAGTGGCACTTCCGCCGAAGCTATAAGAGTTTTAGCCGGATTATCGGTATCTGATACCGGAGAAGGTAGTGAAGGAGTAGATATAGGCGTTAAGACGGCTATTAATGAGGCAGGATTAGGCTCTGAAGCCCTTAATGTATTTGTGAGGGTAATTGCCTCTGATAGTGCGATTGGGGCTGAAATACTGACAATTTTAGGGAAGTTATCTGCCTCGGACGCTGGCATAGGTTCTGATGCCGTAAACTTGATATTTAAGCTGATCGCCATTGATAGTGGTTCGGGATCGGACTCGGTTGGTTTGAATGTCAGGACAATTTTATCCGACTCGGGAATATCAACCGAAGCCGCGCAGATCCTTGCCGGTCTTTCAGTCTCGGATAACGCTCATTCATCGGAAGCGGCGGAGATACTCGCATCGATAGCGATAAATGACTCCGGTGTTTCAGAGGAAGTTATAACCATCTTACGACAACGCTTCTTCCCATATTCGAAAGGAATATCGCCGTATGAAGGCAAGTCGGTGTATAATAAAAAGTAAATCCATATAATCAATTATGAGAACTCCAAAAGGATACACAACCAAAGAGCAATTAGAGAATTATCTTTTAATAACGATAGACGCGTCATTTGCCACTCAAATAAGTGACTGGATAGCGAAGATCGAAGCGTATATAGATCGCACTACCGGCAGGAGCTTTAAGGCTGACTCTGTTGACTCTGCTCGTTACTACGACGGAGACGGAACGGATCTTATAATCATAGACGACTGCGCCTCAATAACATCTGTAACGATTGATGGAACAGCGCCGACAACTTATTATAAATATCCCAGAAATAAGCCATATACAAGTCGGTTGGTTTTAGCCGATGGCAATAGGTTCACGAAGGGAATACAAAATGTCATTGTTACCGGAAAATGGGGATATAGCACCGCAGTCCCAGCAGACATTGAGTTTGCGGCAACTGTCCTGGTCGCCGGCATCATCAACGCGAATTATAAGACTGACGGTAATAAGTCTTCAGAGACGATAGACAATTACACCGTGTCCTATAAGAGCGACAAACAGATAACCGACTTTGAAGAAGCGAAGAAGATCATCGCCGGCTATCACAGAATATCTATCTAATGCTTCCGAGAAGGTTACTCATCCACACTTGCACTATTCAAGATAAGTCCGCTTCTACGGAGGGATATGAGCAAGTTAATACCTGGGAGGACATTGCGATAGATGTCCCCTGCCGGCACACTACGGACGATAATGTATCCATCGCTGATGGGATTATGCGCGTAAATACCGACAATGATCTTTTTAGCTTTCAGCCTGATGTTGAGATAGTGCGTGGGAATAGGATAGTTTTCGAAGGAGAGAATTTTGATGTTATAAAAGTCAACAATGCCTCTGACAATACTGGTATTCATCACATAGTCGTCAGAGCGCGTAAAACAGACAATGCTTAAAGCCACTGTCATTTTTAATAATAGGACACCGGAATTCGAAGGAGACGCCGCTAAGTTCGTTACCAAAGCTGTTGGTAAAAGCGCTAAACTTATGGAGAGGAATGTAAAGATCGAGACTCCGGTCAAGCACGGTTATCTTAGGAGGTCTATCTCCTCTAATATGACCGGTCAATTCTCTGGTGAAGTTTTTACAAATCCAATTTCAGAGATAACTAAAATAACGAGCAAAGGATCGAAGAAAAAGAAAACAGTCAGCCGAAAGGAAGTCTCATACGCCGTCTATGTAGAATATGGAACGAGATATATGGCGCCGCGCGCGATGTTTAGAAAAGGAGTAGGAAAGAGTGAAAAAGGAATAAAACAGATATTCGCTGACGAAGCCAAAGCAGAGATCTCAAAATTCAAATGATAGAGCAATATGTTTTTAATTTAATAACTGAAGATGTGACGCTACAAGCGCTTCTTTCTGCCGGAGGAGATAAATATCATATTTATCCGAGTGTAATACCGGCGGGAGTTGTCTTTGATAAAGCAATCGCCTTTTCTGTCATATCAAGCAACGATGCCTTTCCGGTGATCCTTATTCAAAGCGTTCAATTTTCTATCTTCGCTAAGAAGCACTCTGATACAGTCGCCATAGGCAATGCGCTATCAGATCTGTTTAACGGCAATGGTATTAGATCGAGCGGAGGTATAAGTGTCGTCTTCTCTATAAGGCAAAGCGAGAGCGATCTCGGCTTTGATTTTGACGAAAAGATATACCAGAGAGAAGCCACTTACAATTTCAAGGTCGGAAGCTAAAATAATACAATGCCAATAATAAAAAACAGACGCATAGATACGAACCTCAACACGACTCTTGATGAGGAGGTAACGCTCGAAGCGCTAAAAGATAGCGAGTTCAGAGGAAAGAACATCGTGGTCGGAGAGATCATCACTCTCAAAAAAGATGAGGCGAAAAAGGCTATCGCCGCCGACAAAGGGTTATTCCGAGTTAAAGTTAGATAGCGAATAGTGTATTATTCAAATAAGGCGGGTCGCGCCTTACATAAGTAAAAAAACAACCAAAAAAATTTATGCCACAGACAGATATTCAGGAACAGTCCTCAATTAGACAAGGATCTGTTCGCGTTCTTATCGGAGAAGACTTTGACAACCTCGTTGACATCGGGGCGCTCCGAAATCCGGTCATTAATGCTCTTGCCGAAAATCAGAGCATAGAGTTTGATAACACTGATCCTTTGAGGAAGTTCGTAAGAGGTCAGCGCTTCCAACTCACCTTTGATCTTTGCGAGATCAACCTTACCAGTATCGCCGCTCTCGACGATGGAATGGTAAATCTCTCTGCTGTTGCCGCCGAGATTGTGAGCGGTGCAGTTCAATTAGTCGTAGATGGCGGCTGGTCTTTCGAACAGTTCATCGCTATCGCCCATCAGAACGGAGATAAATCTGCCATTGATGTTAATAGCGTCACTGGCACTACTGATGGTCTCCTCGTCGTTGATGTTGACTATCACATCATAGAAGCCAATGGCGTCTATGGTATTGTCGTTCATAATACCGGATCTGGCGGAGTCACCACTGAAGACCAAAACATCTCCATTAATTACGACTACACTCCTAACGCATCGAAGAAGTTGACCTTCAACGATAGCGGAACGAAAACGCTGAAGTGTATGCGTATCGTAAACACGGACGAGAATGATAAGGAATTCCGCGTTGACCTCGAGGAAGGCACTAACTTTGCTCCTATCTCGATTGACTTTGCCACAGACGAAGAAGCTGATGTAGCTGTTCTTCCGATAGACTTCCAGGGCAAGGTCGTTGAGTTCGTTGACGAGCAGAACGCCTAATGCCTCATCTCGATCTTTTTAAGGAGCGAAAATACTCCACATTAAAGCTCGGTGACGGAAAAGAATATAAGTTGCCGGCAGAGTTTACTGTGGAAGAAGTTGAGCGCGTCCTTGAGATCAGAGAGGAGACCGAGGCTCTTGAAGAAGAAGAAGTAATTGAGGGAGGAAAAGTCCAGCGTGAAAAACACGCTGGGCTTTTGTTTGCCCAGCTCGAGGTAATGTTCCAGCATTATCAGCCGGATATGACAGCAAAGAAATTAAAGAAGATCGTAACTCTCAACGACGCTATGGAGATCCTCGGCTTCTTTACAAAGTATAGACATCTGGTAATCAAAGAATTAAAAGAAGAAGCCAACTCGAAAGAGGGGGCAAAAAAAAAATTAAACGCAAGTAAGGAGTTAAGAGATCTCCGCCGAATGTTGTCCTTTATGGTCGTGTTCGGATTTTCATTATTGGATCTACGAAAATTATATATAGATGAGCTTCACGATTTTTATACGGAGCTTATATTTACGCTTGAAGAACGAGGAGAATTAAAGAAAGGGAGTTATAATAATGTCAGAGCTAAATTGGTTACTCCTAAGCAAAGCTCGAGCGATACGGTCTCATCGCTTCGTAGCCAGATGCTAAAAGCAATATCTGGGATGAATAAACCTAAAAAGAAATAATGGCAAACAAACTCACCGTTGGAGAGTTGGTCTATAAGATCTCCGGCGATATGGAAAATCTAAAAACGGAGCTGAAAAAGTCACAGGCTGAAATAACGAAACTTCAGAGCAGTATGGAGAAGTCAACGAATTCCGCCGGTAATATGTCAAAGAGTTTTAGTTCTTTAGCTACCGGAATAAAGGCTTTCATAACTGGCGCTATCGTCAAGGGCATTGTCGATATTGCGAAAGCCGGTGCAGAGTTTGATAGTTTATCGCAATCATTCAATAGACTCACTGCCACAGCCGGAATGAGCAGTAACGAGGTCCTCAATAAGATGAGGGAACTTTCTGTTGGAACGATAGCCGACAGCGATCTTATATTATCCGCTAACAGAGCAATGACTCTTGGAGTAGCCAAAAACACAGACGAATTCAGTCAGCTTATGCAGATCGCGAGGCTGAAGGCGAGAGATATGGGTCTTAGCACAACGCAAGCGTTCAATGACATCGTTACCGGTATCGGGCGTGCTTCGCCGATGATCTTGGACAACCTCGGTATCATAATAAAACAGGAAGCCGCGCAACAAAAATATGCCGCTTCTCTTGGAAAGACGGCAAAAGAACTTACTCTCAACGAGCAGAAGGAAGCTCTAAAATTTGCTGTTCTTCGAGACGGTATGGCAGAGGTTGAGCAAGCCGGAGAATTGACTCTCACTTATGCGGAGCGAATTCAACAGGTTACGGTTGCCGCGACTAACTTAAAGAATAATCTCGGGAGAGCAATGCTTCCGGCAATGGAGAGCGTGCTTGGTCTCGTCGATCTTCAGAACTTGTCCACAGAGGAGATGGCTCAAAGATGGACTGAAATATCCGAAACGATATATCGAGTTATCAATACTTTTATTTGGATGGGAAATGTAATAAAGGCATCGGTTGAGGTGATAACCGGTTTTATTATGATCCTATATAAATTGAGCAAGGCTTTTGTCCTCTTACACAAAGACGCATTTAATTCTATTTCTAATATAAAAGAGAACTTATCTAATCTCGGAGAGGGAGTAGTAAAATTATTCAAAGGTGATATTTCTGGGGCGCTTGGAAGTTTCAAGAAAATAATCAAAGACAATTTCAAAGATAGCCAGGATGCCTTTGAGGATCTCTCATACACAGCTCAAGGAGTAGTTAAGACATTGCAACAGACGGTAGATGGCGCTAATAAGTATTTAGATAGAGCCATAAACGCTACCGACTTTACCTCTCCATTTGAAGGTGCGGCGGACGATCTTACAAACGCTTTCGAAGCGCTTAAAGAGAGCTTGCCGGACGCAGGAGACACGGCTGAAGCGAAGAAGGAGCTTGAGGCTTTGCAGGAAAAAATATATTCGATTGTTGATGCCTCTAAAAAAGCAAGCGTCGAACTCGACACTAAACTTGGCGACGCATTTAAGAAATTCTCTGACAATATAAAAGAGAATATATCTGATACCGTCTCCGGTCTCGCCGATCTTGTTGTTGGAGCTGAAGATAAAATAAAGGAGATCAATAAGGAGCTTTGGGCGCCTACGACTACGCAGGACAGACAAGAGGAGCTAAGAAAAGAATTAAGTGAACAGGAAGGCATAATATCTGCTCGAGCGGACTTCGAAGAAAGACAGTCTGAAAGGATTGCCGCTATAAGAGAAAAGTTTGCTTCTGCCGGCATAGACGCAGAGCAAGCCGGTCTCGGTGATTTGCTTCAGATAAGATCTCTTGAAGACGAAATAGAGGAGAAGAAAAGAGTGGCTTCTCTCGACGAGTTTACCAGGTTCGAGGAGCAACAAGCGCAAAAGCTCGTTATCTTGACCGATAACTTCTTGACCGAAATAAAACTGCTTCAAGATAAATCTACTTTGCAGAAACAATACGAGGAAGACATAACGAGTTTTCTGATCGGAGAGAACGCAAAGAGAATAAAAGACACCGACAAATGGGCGAGTGAGACGATAAGTAAATATGGAGAAATATCAAAGAGTCTCGAGAACTTGCTATCTACACAGCAGAAACTTAATAGCCTGTCTCCGGCTTCGATGTTATCTCAAACTCCGACAATTCCAGTAGAGTCAGAGAATAAGACGCCGGTATCTCAAAACACAACGACGATAAGCGCGCCGGTAAATATAAACGGTCAGAATGTTCAGAACCTTACAGCACAGGAGATAAGCTCGATCCTCGGCTTTGAGTTAAAGCGATACATAAAATAGAATTAAGACGATGATAGGAACACCAATCACAATAAGAAATAATGACACCGGAGAGGAGATCGTAATAAACGATCACTCTGATCCGCAGAATGTTATTGCCCTTCAAGGCTTCCCGACATTTCAAACAGACATTCGGACACAGAATACTCCTCTTGGCGGATCTCACGGAGAGTCAGAGGCGCCGGTTTATTATTCCGGTAAGCCAATCATATTGCGAGGGATAATCGTTGGAGAGGATGAGGAGAATGTTTGGGCGCTTAAAAATCAACTCGATGAGATTATGAGACTGCCGCGCAGTGGATATGGGAAAGAGGTCGCCGGATCTCGGGTAACGCCGGCTTTCGCTGTGAACCTTTGCTCTAACCCTCGTGGATCAGTAAGCTCTACCGGCTGGACTGGCAGTAACGCCGCGATAAGCGCTTTGGATGGTATAAGAGTCGTTTCGGTGACTGATGCCCTTGCAGAAGCCATTTTTGAGCCAACGGCAAGCGTTGGACAGGTATTACACTTTGCCTGTGATATAAGAAATGGAGAAGATGGCGATAGAACATTTAGCTTGTCAATATCGGCTTACGACGGAGCGTCTCTTATCGATAGCGAGGAGAGTGACGATGTTGTGATCGGCGCCGGAAGACAAAAGAGGATCTATGTCTCTATGACCGTGCCGGCTACAACCGACTCAATCAAAGTAAGCGCAAATCGAATATCTGACGACGATGCTGATGCCGGAGATATATTTACCATCGACAGAGTTTTCATAATCGCTGATCCAGTATCTAACATAGATCCCGAAGTCACTTATTTTGACGGAGATACATTACCTATCACGACTGCTAAATTCGAATGGGATGGCGCTGAAGGATTATCGACTACGAGTGTTTACAAAATGAGCTTCGCTTCTATGGGAAGAAGGAGCGTCAGGCTATCGTTTATAAATCCGGCGGGGCAGAGCGTCTTTATAGATGCGACTCCGATCCAGGCTGTTCAATATGATAGACCGATACAGCAACAATTCCTTCTTAATTTTCAGGTCATATTGAGATCTAATTTTCCTTATCTTATTGTCGATGATCCTAACCCTCTTTTCCGTTTTGGATACCTGGGAAAATCTGGCATCGGCTTTAAGGTTCCGACTTATGTTCCATTCAACATCGGCAACCAATATACATTTGGGGGCTTTACTATAACTACTAACTCACCGAGCTTCGCGATAATCAGAATGTATGGATCTGATGAGGGAACGATAGTAAATCCAAAAGTTACCAATGTGACGAATGGAGATTTTTGTAAGATAAACAAACCGATATTTGGAAAGAATAGATTTTTCCTCATCGATGGCGTGAATAGGAAGATCCAAAACGAAATGGATCAAAGCGTTGTCGGATATATGGACGGAGATTTTATAAGACTCGACGAAGGGGAAAACACAATAATATATACAGCCGATAAAATCGTTACCATATAATGAGGATCCATATTTATAACTATGATAATTCTAAGAAGCTGACGGCTTTCGATGAAAGCCATTTGTCGTCTCTTAGAATAAGCCACACGATAAACGAGCTATCTTCTTGCACTATGACATTCCCGATGGATGCTGAACCAGAAATAATCAGCGTCCAGGGCTTCGAGAATGTTTACATCGAAGACGAAAGAGGCAATATAATTTTTGGCGGTCTTATAGTTAAGTCAACCGCTAACCCGAGCGGGAGTTCGATAAGTTGTTACGATCACCGGTGGCTTTTAACTAAGCTGATTTTAGATGAAGGATTTGATCTAAGTGAAGACGACGATATTCTTGAGGCGATAAACTATCTGATCGCCCTGGGACAGATTAAGCGAAGAATACCGATAGAGTTCGATATGGATAAGTCGGCATTAAATCCGGATTATAAAACATCACTACGCTTCGAGACCGGAGACACAATAGGAAGTTGTCTTAGAAAAATAATTGAGCCGATACTTGCTCGATGGGCTGTGAGATATGAAAAAGTTGGCGACTATATAATCGGCAAATTGATTGTTAGATCGATTGTCGGAGTTACGCCGGAAGGAGTTGGCATAGCGAGGATAAAAGAGAAAAGCGAAGACGGAGAGATCGTCCCTCTTATTTACGAGGAAGGTCAGGGTAATAATAATGTCCAGTCGTTTTCTTTCGACTCGGATATGTCAAATTATAATTCGCGAACTAAGATCGGATATAAGATCGATGGAGAGTCGGTATATTATACAGCGCCGCCGACAGGTAGCAGTCCAGCTTTAGAGACAGTCTTTGGTATATGCGAGAAATACGCAACCGATTATTCCGCCGCTTCAGAAGAAGGCGCGAGGAGATCGTCAATCGTGAACCAGACATATATAACGAGCGGCGTAGATATAATTCTCTCACCTGACTTCACGCGCTTCTTGAATTGTGGAGACAGAGTAGTAATCAAGATAAAATCTCAAACTCTCCTGGGAGCTGAAGACGGAATATCGGCGAGGATAGATAAGATAGATTATATATGGTCTGATGGCTTGTTAAGCAGGACTCTCGGATTTGATATTATGAACCAGTTAAAATTTTCAGGATCCAATGATGTCGTGAGAGAAATGAACGAGCTATCATCCAAACAATCTAATAGCGATCAGTATTACTTTAACCACTGATTTTGCTATAATTAAGTCAAATGATTTTATTTGCTCGTAGCACAAACAGAGTATATACCGACGAAGAATTAAATCAGGTTGCCGGTATCCTTTTTTCAGACGGAGTTTTTAATACTAAATCAGCTACCAGGGAGGACTGGAAGACCGGAGGAGATTTTCTCATTGAGCCGGCAGGAGGAATGTCAATATCCGCTAAGGCAGGAGTCGCTTCTGTAATAGCCACGCTCGGAAGTATTAGTCAAAGAATAGTAATAAACGAGGAGACTCCTCTCGCCGCAAATGTTTCTTCAAATGTCACTATCGCGGTAAGAGCCGATGCCGTTGTTTTGAAAATAGACCAGTCAGTCTTAACCAATGATGAATTAAATCCTGAAGGAGATAACGCTGTCTCTCTAATAGTTGTATCGGGATCATCTGCTACTCCACTTACCGACGGAGAGATAACGACAGCTCTTGGCGAAGATCCTTTTGTCCGTCTCGCCGATATTTATGTTCCTATCGGAACGAGCGAGATCCTTCCTTCTTATATTACTGATAGGCGCGAGTTACCGGAAATGACTCGAGCGGTGAAAATCAAGTCTGACACAATCAGTTTTTATTCTCTTACCGAGGATCCTGCTGATCCATCACAAGGGGATGTCTGGTATAACACAACCGATGGAGTTCTGAAGATGTATGACGGAGAGAAGACGATAGCTGTTCAGACTCAAGCCTTTGATTGGGGTTATTATCCTCCTGATGGTATTGACTTTCGAGAAGAAGCCATAGATCCGATAATAGAAAATCCTGGTCTCGTATCGCCGACTACGGCAAACCTGCTTCTCGGTAGAGTATCTACAAACAATCAGACATCGATGATCGGAGAGACTTTTGTCTTCCCAGATAGTGATACAGTTGGAATATATGTGAAGACTGGGATTATAAGCGGATCTTTTGGAGGTCAAACTATTCATATAAGAACTTACTCCGTCACAGGAGGAAATTTACCGAGCGCACTCATTGAGGATGTCGGAGAGATAGATAAAGATGATGTTCCGGTAAATGACTGGATGAGAGTATATCTCGACTCATCGTTATACACTCCTGGAACTAAATATGCGATTGTTTTTAGCGGGACGATATACGGATCAGCTATCAATGAGAACTATGGAAATCGCATACAAATTTCTTCTGACGAAGAAGATCCTGATACGGAGCAGACTCTAAGCGATTATTTAATAGGTTATCTTTCAGGTTCGGCAAGCTCTCAACAGACAGATCCTTTGAATGGTGCGATGAGTTGGGGAATATCGGCTACGCAAAATTTGATTATGAAGCTGATGCCTCTCACTCAAATAGCGATAGGAGAGGAAGATGCTACCGGTAATAACCATCTTCTTTCTCAAAGGTTCACCGCTAAATCAAAAGACATAATAGGTTTTATCGTCAGAAAAGGAGATGATGTCGGAAGCCCGACAGGAGATATAAAAGCCTATATGTATCTATGCGACGAGAGTGGTAATCCCGATGGAAATGTTATCGGATCCGCGACAGTAACAGAGGCAGAGTGGGCGGCATACGATAACTATGACGAGATTATGTTTGCGATAGAATATGATGCCCAGGTAGTCGGAAACAGATATATCATCGTTATCGATACAGATGATTATGACGACGATAATCATTACACTATTCTATTTGGAGAATATGCCGCAGGAACAGCGAAAAGATATGCTACTACTGATGGTTGGGTAGCTCTTGGAGGAGATCTAATTTTCTCTACTGTTACATCATCAACGAAGAAAATAGTTGTCACTGCTAACGACGGCTTTATACCTGAAGAAATAATCCGCCCTTATGCGCAGATTGTAGAATATAAAACGCCTGGCAATTATAGCTGGATTAAAAATGGTAAGTTCGTTCTCGTGGAAATTTGGGGTGGAGGTGGCGGTGGCGCCGGTAGCGGAAGCTGGAATAGTAATAACTTCGCCGGAGGCGGTGGAGGTGGCGCTTATATGAAGCAGTTATTTAACTGCGATGATCTGCCGGCTACGGTTGACATAGTTGTTGCCGCCGGAGGTATAGGAGGTGGAGACAACTCTACAAGCAACAACGCTAAACTTGCCGGAAATGCCGGAGGCAATTCACAATTCAACAACGCATTTACTCCTAACGGTGGATTAGGAGGGAAGATAGGAAATAACTATTACGCAAGAGGAGGCGCCGGAGGAGGAGCGGCTGGTATGATAACTCCCGCAGGAGCCGGCAATGCTCTCAATCTTCTTAATAATATGGCGGCAATATCAGGGAATAATGCCATATTGTTTGTTCCATTCGGTCTTACTCCCGCTACCAGTAGCTATATCGGATTAAAGCACGGTATATATTCTGGTGCCGGAGGATGGGGAGGTAATAATTTCTCTGAAAACTTTATAAGAGGAGGTCATTCTCTTTATGGCGGCGGTGGTGGCGCCGGAAGTTATGGAAATCGTCGCGGAGGAAAAAGTAATTATGCTGGTAACGGAGGAAATGGATTATCAGGGGGATCGGTAAATACTAAAGCTGACAATGGAGTATTCCCCTCTGGTGGTGGTGGAGGTGGTGGTGGTTCTTTCGTTAATAATAACAACCATTTCGGAGGAGACGGCGCGAATGGAATGGTAAGACTAACAATTTACGGAGTATAAAATGCCTGAAGAATACGAACCGACACCGGAAGAAGCCGGAATACCAATAGAAGCCATAATATCAGTTGAAGCTGTCGAGTTTACAGGATAGTTGACAGCTTTATATTATTGGTGTAGTATCCAGGTATGTTGAAAGCAATTGCACTCGCAATCATCTTCATTCCAAATGCACTATTGATGGCGAGCCTCCTATAAAGAGGACAAACAAGAAGCCCGCGAAAGCGGGTTTTTTGTTATCAACATTCTATGGTTGTTATAGAAATGGTATAATTTTACTAATGGATAAATTCGTTACACAGAAAGAATTGGACGAAACACTAACGGCTAAACTGGCTCCTGTCTGTAAACAGATAGAGAATATAAACACTGGACTTTTTAATCACATAAATCATCTTACGGCGAACCTTACTAATTTAGAGAAAACGATGGTAGGAATATCAAAAGATATATCTTGGATTATGAGATTATTCGATCCTAAAGAGGGAAGCGTTATCGGTAGAGAGAACGCGAAACAAGAAGCCAATATCGAATGGCTTAAATGGGGAGTGACATTGATCGTCGGCGCCCTTGTCGGAGCGGGTATAATGTATTTCAAAAAATAAATGTCAGATACCGAGATGGATAAAGAAATAAAATTTGGTCTTGGAGCATTTGAGTCTCCGGTTGACGAGAGAACATTTACATATCTACCTACTAAAGCCGCACAGAAGGGCGGTGAGAGGTGGTTGCCGGAGGATATAGAAGATCAGCATAAGGTAGGTATCTGCACCGGTATATGGTTAATAATGAGAGCGCAAAAGCACTACGGGAGAAAGTTCAATCCTGATTTTCAATATCTCTGTCAGAAGAAGTTTTATGATAAGAACTGGGACGAGGGATCTTCTATGCTTTGTTCTCTAAAAGTTGGAAAGGGTATCGGCTTCTTGCCGGTGAGCGAGTGGACTCACACAACCGAAGAAGATAGAAAGTTGCCTTATGCGGAATATATCGAAAAACTTAAAGCGATCCCTGACGCAGAAATAGAACGACTTAAAAAGATCGCGGAGAAATATAAATTATCTGCTTACGCGCAGATCACTTCTCTTGATAGAGACACATTAGCTAACGCCATTGATAATACCGGAGCTATCGGTGTCAGGTTCGTTCTTGACGATCAGTGGTGGACTTATCCGATAGAGCCTTTACGCGCTCCTAAAAAGCCGATAAGCGGACACGCAATAAACGAGACTAACTATAATGGCGGATCATTCAGGGTAGCTAACTCTTGGGGTGTTGATTGGGCGGATAAAGGAACCGCTTATCATATCCTTAAAGACTATGCGCCGACTGAAGCCTGGTCTGTGTGGTTTGCGGAAGTGCCAGAGGAGATCCAACAGCAGATAGACAAGAAGGCTGTCAATGATGCCTTAAAAGAGATGCTCGCTATCAATGAGCAAATGATATTAGCTATTCAAAATCTGATAAAGGTCGTAAATCAATAAATAAATATGGACAGCATATTAAACATAGGTGCGATTGTCACCGCTTTGGTTCCAATAACAATCGGTATCGTTCAAGTGATTAAAGATGCGTTTTCCGTAGATAAAAGGTTCGTTCCTCTCATCTCCGTTATAACCGGTCTCGCTCTCTGCCCTGGGAGTCTTTTCTTAGTCGGGCAAAATCCCTGGTATGGTCTGTTTGGTGGATTGATTGTCGGTCTCTCTGCTTGCGGTCTCTACTCGGGCGTAAAGGCAACCAAAGGAAAATAGGATAATGAAAACAAAAAAGGAGATAGTAAAGGAACTTTTAGAAGCCGCGTCTGAAGATAAGATGAGGAACGAGATCTCCCTCGCATACGCCAATCTGCGCTTCAGCGAGAAACAGGAAAATCGTTTGCTTGATGTTATAGCGAAGTTGCAGAATAAGATAAAAGAGGATGATAAGTTTGTCTCTTTTCTAAAGGAGTTTAAGGTTGACGAGAAGAAGTCTGACAAAAGCTAACAGTGGATAACTCGTGTCATATTATCTGAATTAAAATCATTTAAGCTAAAAAGTGGCTTAAATACTACAAGAAACCGCCAATTTATCACGGCGGTTTTTTGTTGCCGCCGACTTGACCGCTAACATAGACTAACATATAATTGACTTAGAGTAGTTGAGGAGCGGCGAACCGTGAACCTCACAAAATAAAACACTCTGGCACAATGAAGATAGACCCATCGCTTCAAGCGACTTCTCCTTTATATAAAGACGAGAAGTTTAACAGCAAAGAGCAGTTTGAGGAGTGGCTCAATAAATTAGCCAAATACTCTATCAAATTCGTGGACAATATGCAGGATTGTCTCGAGTGGACGATAGACGAAAGAGGAGAAGTCCTTAACTCCGATATGCAAGGCTTCGTATGGATTGGCAAGATGGTGTCTCTTGCCGATATTGAGGTAGGCAGAGAGATATGTGTTATTGATGAGTCAGGAGAAAAGACTCGATATGATTTTGTCGTCGAACAAATAGAGGATCTTCGATAATATGATCGAGCTCAAGAACGGAAAAGCGGTCTGCGCTTATTGCGGAGGAACCGGAGAGACGATGATTGAGTATTACTCCCAGGAGCGCGAGCAGGTAATCCAGGAATATCAGAAGTGCCTCTGCCAGTTGCCAGGAACGGATGAATATGAAGAACGGATTGATTGTGAGTTGAGAGAACAAGCCGGTCTCCAATACACCGGAAAGAACGAAGACGGAGATGATGAATGGATAGCAGACGACGAAGCAAATAAAAAATATAACCAACTAAAAAATGAGAATTAAAAATAAATTTATTCGCGGCGCACTATCAGTCGTCGCCTGGATCTTAACAATCTACATCGGCTACTTCTTCATCTGGCAAGCGTTCCTCACAGCTTGCGAGCAAAAATACGGCTTGAATAATTGTGGGGGGAGCGTAATGGAGGAGAGTATAAAGGTCGGCTATGGTTGGATATTCGAAAAACTAAAATAAAAAAATAAAGTGAGCAAACAAGTAAGAAGGTCTCGGATTGTCGTCTTAGAAGCGAGGGTCAAAGTGAAAACTGACTTTATGGAGGATCTGATAAGGAACGCGATAAAAGCAATGATCGGCGCCATAATAACTTATGCGCCGGATGTCGAAAGTCACATCAGAATTCTTGACGCAAAAACATTCGAAGAAATTAAAAAAGATGAGCAATAAAAACATAACAGTCCGCGATAAGTTCATCTTAGAAAAGGCGGAGTATCTCACACCGACAGAGATAGCGATAGCCCTAAAGGGTCAAGGCTTCTCCGGCGTGACGCGCGGAAGGATATATCAGATCCTAAAATCCAATGGCATAACGCCAAAAAGGAATAGGGCTGATTACTCAAAATAATCTGTTGTCGAACAGATAAATAATAAAAATAAAAATGCTAGGAAAAGCAATAAAAGAAACCAAAGGCTCACGGAGTATTGTCGCCAAGAAAGATCAGAACGATGTTAATAACTTCATCGCTCAAGCAATAGCCGTCAATGCTCCTATCGAGACTATGGAAAGACTCTTTGTCTTACAAAAAGAGTTTAAGGCTGAAAAAGCTAAGGAAGCGTTTGTAAGAGCGAAAGCGGCGCTTCAGGCGGAGATCCCGATAATCGAGAAGAAGAAGGTAGTCAAAGGTAAGGACGGTCAGATTAGATATAAATATGCTCCTCTCGAAGACGAGCTTGCGCAAAAGAACGAGGATGGTAAGACGGTCAAACAGTTAATCGGAGAACACGGTTTTTCGTATAGCTTCAGAGAGGTTGTCACGCCGGACTCTATCACTGCAATCTGTATCCTCACCCATATAGAAGGACACAGCGAAGAAAGTCCGTTTACCGTTGATATAGGTTCAGAGGCATTTATGACTGATGTGCAGAAGCGCGGCGCCAGAATGACCTTTGCTAAGAGATATGCGTTCAATAACGCTTTAGGTCTTATAACCGGAGACGAAGACACAGATGGCACGGAGACGGACAAAGAAAATGAGCCTAAGTCCGAAAAGGCTAAGATCGTAAGAGATCTTAATGCACTTGGCTTCAAAAATTTATCCGGTGAAAATCTGATCGCAAAGATAAAGGCTCTCACTAACTTAGATCCTAAAGATGAAAAGAACTTGCCTGATATAGTCGATCTGTTAGGCGCTCTCGTCCAGGAAAAGAGAGAGCAGGATCAAAACAACGCTGACGATAAAAATGAAGATCTGGGAATTTGAGAATGAAGATGCGTGGTTCGATGCTCGGCTTGGGAAGATAACAGGGACTAAAGCCGGAAAGTTGTATTCGAAGCGAGATGGAAAACCACTATCCGGCTTCTGGGAGCTGGCTGTCGAGAAGTTAGAGATCAAGAGCGATGAGAACAGAATGGATCGCGGAAAGCGACTCGAGGAATATGCTGTCGATAGGTTTGTCGAGGAGACCGGCAAGAAGGTTATCTACAAGAAAGTTCTTTGTTGCCGAGAGGATGAGCCGGATATAGCCTATTCTCCTGATGCACTACTTCAAGATGAACCTGCGAGCATAGAGGTAAAGTGCTTAAAGTCTCTCGAGCATCTTCAGGCTTACTTGAAGCAAGAGATACCGAGCGAATATAAAGATCAGTCTATACAGCCGTTCGTCGTGAACGACGAGTTGGAGACGCTATACTTCGTCTTCTACAATCCTGATTTTGTCAAAGACTTCTTTTATTTCGAAATTAAGAGAAGCGATGTCGCAGAGCAAGTAGCTAAGCAACTTGACGAGCAAAGAGTAGCTCTCGCGGCAGTAAGAGAAATTGAAAAGAAACTCACCTTCTAATGAATTTATCAATAGACACATTCGATCCGACTGAAGCTGTCTTGAATGATCTTGCCTCACGAGCAAGCGCCATCATAAAGACGACTAATCCCGAGGATGCTAAGCAGGTTGATGCGGCTAAGTCTATCAGGATCGAACTGAAAAACGCCAGGATCGCAATAAAGAAGCAAGGGAAGCAGTTGCGCGAAGATGCGATCACTTTCCAAAGAGCGGTAATCGCAAAAGAGAAGGATCTCGTCGCTATCATTAAACCGGCTGAAGAAGCAATCGCTGACATCGAGGAAAGAGCCGCGAAGATAATAGAGCGTAAGGCGAGAGAGGCGGCGTTGCCGGCAAGGAAAAAGACGCTATCAGATCTCGGTCTTGAGGCGACTGATGAAGAATTGCTCGTCGTTGATGATGCCGGATTTGTCGCGCTGAAGAACGATAAGTTGTCCGTTAAGTTGGAGGCTGAACGACTCAAGAGCGAAGAAGACGACAAGAAGCGTAGGGAGGAACTTGATAAGAGAGAGGCTGATCTAAGGGCTGAAGAAAACCGTGTTAAAGCCGAGAAAGATGCCCAGGAGCGCGAGGAGAGGGCGAGGCAAGAGGAAAGAGACCGTATTGCAAGAGAGGCGAAGGAAAAGGCTGAAAATGAGGCAAGGGAGAAGAAAAAGCTCGCCGGTCAGAAGAAATATAAGAAATTCAGAACCGATCTCGGATATTCGGAAGACACAAAGGGAGAGTTCAAAGAGGAAAAAATAGGCAACGAGGTTATTCTTTGGAAGAAGCTCGGAGTCTTCACAATAGAAGAATAAAGCAATGAAAATCTGTAAAACTTGTGGTCAAACAATAAAGACCGAGAAAAGGACTAATCAACAGAATAGAGCGCTACATAAGTATTTCTCTCTCCTGTCAGATAGTCTTAATGACGCTGGTTTTTCAGTTAGGAAGACATTGCGAAACGATATTGAGATTGACTGGACGCAACAACTCGTTAAAGAACTCTTGTGGCGTCCGGTTCAACTCATTATCACTCAAAAAGATAGCACCACAGATCTCAATAAGATCGAGGAGATAACTAAAATATATGACACTCTTAATCGTTTTCTCGGTGAGAAGACCGGTGTCTATGTTCCTTTTCCGTCGGAAAAAGAAATGATTAGATCAGATGAATAAAGTTATCCCCTTATTGCGATCTGCAAAAAATACTAAGATAAGCAGGTTAGAAGAAACAAATAAACAAAACACTCTGGCGAGTAAAATAGGAACCGGCGCTTCTACACTTGCCAGAGTGGGCGCCGGTTTTTATATTCAAAATAAATAAAAAAATTATATGGCACAAAGAAGAATGTTTAGCCAAAAAATTATTGATACCGACAACTTTCTTGATATGCCGGTGTCTGCTCGCGAGCTTTATTTTGAATTTGGAATGAGGGCTGACGATGATGGCTTCGTGAGTAATCCTAAGAAGATAATGAAAATGATTGGCGCCGGAGACGACGATATTAAAGTTCTAATTTCAAAGAGCTTTATCATTCCATTTCATAGCGGAGTGTGCGTCATATCCGACTGGAAGATCCACAACTATATTCAGAATGACCGGTATCAAGAGACTCAATTTAAGGCGGAGAAATCTACTCTATCTGAAGACGCAAATGGTAAATATCTCCCCGCCGGCACTGAACCTAAATGTATCCAGGCTGTATCCACATCGGATACACAGGTTAGGTTAGGTAAGGTTAGGTTAGGTAAGGATAGGATAATAAAGAATAAAGACAGTAGATCAGAAAATGAGTCTTTTGATCTATTCTGGTCTGCTTATCCTAAGAAGGTTGGAAAGAAGAAGGCAGAGTCTTGTTGGGCTAAAATACGCCCTGACACGAACTTATTGGCTAATATACTCAATTCCCTTGATAGGCAGAAGAAAAGCCCGCAGTGGACTAAGGACGGCGGGCAATTCATACCTCACGCGGCTACCTGGCTTAACCAGGAGCGCTGGAACGATGAAGTCGATGTTAAGGTCGGATCAGGAGAAAAATATAAAGGAATATGAGCAACATCCCTCCCAGGTATGAAAATGCTGTTTTCTCTGATGTGCCGGCTGAAATTAAAGAGGCATATAAAAATATCAGCGAGAAGGGTATTTATATTCACGGAAGCGTTGGAACCGGTAAGACTCATATCGCATACGCATTACTGAAGCAAGCCAGAGATGAAAGAAAGAGCGCTCTGCTTTGGAACACGACAGAGTTGATGAGAGATATTAGGAGAGATCTCGATAGAGACTCTTTCGAGAAGACTCACAACGACGGCTTCTTGATGGACTTCAAAGGCATTTTGTTTCTTGACGATATAGGATCAGAGAAAATGACCGATTGGGTAGCAGAGACTTTTTACCTGATTATCAATCGCCGATACAACTTCATTCTTCCGACTGTCTTTACCTCGAACTTCTCGATAGCCGAGCTTGCTGACAGGATCGGAGACCGGACTGTTTCGCGCATTGTCGAAATGTGCAAAGTGATACCTCTTAATGGTCACGATAGGAGGTTGCCTAAAAAATAAATAATATGGCAAAAATAAAAACGATAGAAAAGATCATTGATCTGGCTAACAATAAAAAGTGCGTTGTTGTTAAACAAGGAAGAACAGGTAAAGAGGTTAGAATACCGGCGGCAATAGTTCAAAACTATCCGGCTCAATATCTATTGAGAATACTAAAAGTCGGTTTTATATCGGAATATAAATTAAAAAATGGAATACAGAAAAATAAAAGATCTTAAAGGAAAGATAGAGTCTATATTGTGCGACAATTCTGAAGCGCGAAATTCGGACATAACTCTTACTATCGCTTTATGGAGACGACACTTTCCAGGTTCAATAAAGTTTTTAGACATCGGTCTTATGTCGGATGGCGGGATGGAAGTAGGAGAATATATCTTAATCAAAGATCTATACTGGCTTCCGCGCGAAGACAATGTTAAGCGCGCTCGAGCGAAACTTCAGGAAGAAGCGAGAGAGAGAATACAGACCGGAAGGACTCGCGGAAATGAGCATTACTTTTTTCCGACGATAGAGAAGATAGCAAAGCAACGAGGGATAAATCAGGACGAGTGGAGAGTAGCGATGTCTTATCCTACGAGAGAGACAGCCGGCACTCCTAAGCCGAGCTGGATACCTCCGAGCGAGCAGTCGAAAGAACCAGAGCAAGATACGCTACTTTGAAGAAAAAAAACAATACAAAAAATGAAAACGAAAAAACCAGAGACAATCGCTAAGCTAAAAAAAAGAGCGTGGGGAGTATTCAGCAAGTGGATCCGCAAGCGAGATGATTATATCTGCTTTACCTGCGGGAAGGATCTCAAAGGATCGGTAGCCTTGCACGCCGGTCATTATATCTCTAAGCGCCATCCTTCAACGATGTTCGATGAGCGAAATGTCCACGCGCAATGTATGTATTGCAATATGTGGGACTACGGAAATATGGGCAACTATACTCTCAATCTGATAGATAAATATGGCTTGGGAGTGATAAGGGAATTGGTTGATAAGAGTAAAATACCTCACTCTTTTACCAGAGACGAATTAGAGGGGATCATCGAGAAATATCAATAAAGGCTATCTAATATACCCTGTGGATAACAATCATTGCATTTAGTCGCCAGCCGACTAAAATATAGATATGCAAGTAATTTTTAACGACAAAGAAATAAGGGCTAAGAAGGAGAAATTTAAGAAAATGGCTATCGATGAAATCGAGTCTGTTTTCGTCGGATCAAACGAAGAAGTCTCTAATCGTCTTATGTCAGGAATAGAATTTAATATAAAAATAAAAACATTTCCAAAATAACCAATGAATAAAAAAGAAGCATTACAAAATCAAGAAGAGTGGGTAAAAATCGACTATTCGGTTATCCCCAAAGAAACCTTCGATAAATACGGAGCCAAGCCTTTTGAGATAATGAAACTGAAAGCGAGAGATAACGGAAAGACGATAACTAACATCACTTGGCAGGGAGCCAAAGATAAAGTAAAGGAAATGGGATATAGACTTCCTACGATTCAGGAGATGCTGGTCTTATTGGACGCTTGTAAATTTGTCTATCCGGACAACGCCGATTGCAGGCACAAAGAATTTTTGGGAATAGAGGAACTTTCGTACGATGAGGATGTCTGCTACGAGTGGATTGATGCCCCGACTCCTGCTACCCGCGGCGGCGATTGGACCAATGGCTCGACTGCGGGCGCTTTTGCTGCGCCCTTGACTTGGTCAGGCTCGGCGTCGAGCAGCTATGTTGGTTTCCGTTGTGCCCGGTAGCTTCCGTAGAAATCTTTAATCTAAAATTAATGACTATTAAACAAGCCGAAGAAAAGATATTGAGCGAAGGTTTAGCCGTTCCTGATTTCTGGGAATGGATGAGCGGTCAGACAATGAGTTTCGCTTCACGCTCGATCCGTGTGCTACTTCTGAAAACGCCAAAGGAAGAATACAGATCTCCGGTAATAAGAAAACAGCCTTGGGAAGAACAAATGAAAAGAACACCGGAGGAGCAGATTGTTATAGACAAGAAATTGGCAGAGATGAAGGGAAGATTAAAAATAAAAACAAATCTCAAAACTGACTAATATGTCAACAATAATACTGACAATTTTAATTGTAATAGCTGTCTGCGGTCTTTCTTATCTGGGGACTGTTGGTATCGTCGCTCTCGTTCAATGGCTATGTAAAATGATTTTCTTAAATAATTATGATTATAATATCTGGCTTCTTGGTCTTCTCGTGTGGATATTATTAATTATATTAAAATCAACTTTCAATGAAAAACATAATTAAATCTCTCCTGATAATTATATCAATGCTCGCCTTTTCTTATCTTGTGAATGTCCTGGCAGTATTTTTAATTGGCAAATTATATGTCCTTATATTCGGCTCCGGCTTTCCGTTATCGTGCTGGATTATGGGCTTTATCTCCTGGATGATCCTTGCGACTCTTTCCACAATAAAATCTCTTATGGGAAGTAAAAAACAGAAGTAATGAAAAACTACGCTATTATCTCTGACGGCAACGGTAATAGCTCAACTTTAGGTCAGATGATGCTTCCTCAATACAAAGAAGTCTTAGACTCTGGCAAGCAAAAGGACTTTAAGCTCTTAGGAGAAGGAATATAAAAATGATAAGCGAAGCACTAAGACTAAAATTTCAGATCCTCGAGACAGCTATGTTTGACGAATGGAAGCAATCGAACTCTGAAAGACAAAGAGAGATCACAAAAAAACTCGGAGTATTTGAAGCAAAGGAGATAATAAAAGAGATAGAGTCAAAAGCAAAACTTGAAACATTAAACAAATGACAAAAACAATATACCTTCTAAATATAGATAACTATGCGCCGGAGATCACTGCGATCACATATCCGCGCATCGAGGCTTGGGCTAAGAAAATTGGCGCCGAGATAGTTAAGATCACTGACCGGAAATTTCCCGATATGCCTCTGGTGTATGAGAAGTTCCAGTTGTATGATCTCGCCAAAGAGAATAAAAGCGACTGGAATATATTTATAGACTCCGACGCTCTCCTTCACGAAAACCTTTTTGATATTACAGAGCTTCTTGATAAGGACACTGTGTTTCAGGTGGGCAGAGACTTCTCTCCAATCCGGTTTAAGAAAAATGATTTTATGCTCCGCGATGGGCGTAATATCGGAACCTGCAATTGGTTCACGATCTTCTCTGACTGGTGCTTAGATCTCTACAATAGGGATATTGGTATGACCTATGACGAGATTATGGAGCATTGCTTCGTGACGAATAAAGAGAAGTGGATTTTCGATAGGAAGCATCTTATAGACGACTACATTCTCGCCAGTAATGTCGCGAGATACGGTCTTAAAATGATTAATTGGCAAGAGCTTTCCGAAAAGTTTAAGTTTCCTAACGATGGCTTCTTTTATCACGAGTATCTTATACCGGCTGAAGAAAAGGTCATTCGATTAAAGCAAACAGATATTGACTGGCACGATATAGATTATCCGAAGTTAGATCTTGAGAACGCTATAAACTCCCGCAATAGAGGCGCAATATCTGGGCAAAAAGATGTAATATCTGGGCAAAATGAATAAAGACGCACTTCACAAACATCTTTCAGAAATAGGACGGCAAGGCGCTCTAACCACGAACTCCCGCTATAAGAATAAGAAAAAGGAGTGGGGGAAAAAAGGTGCTAATACGAGGATCAGAAATATAAAGGTCGCCAAAAAAAAGAAAACGAAAATGGACATCAATAGAGATTATACCTTTGCCTTCGGCATTGGTGAAAGAGTGACCATTACTGAATATGGATTAACCGGAACAGTTAATGCGATCTGGGTTGGTAAAAATAAACCGGCTCAATACTCCGTAGAATGGTTGAATAAATCGGGGGAGATAAGTGAGAGATGGCTCCACGAAACAGAATTGAAAAAAGATGGAGAATAAAGGAAAAAGCACATTATCCCAGGGAGTGTTCGTTACCCTCGGGGTGATTGCATCAATAATCGCAGTAGTTATGTCATTTGCGGCTGAAACCGGACTCGATATGGCTAAAGGAGTTTTGCTTCTCATTGTCACAGTTTTATATACCGCAAGCGTAAGTAGCGATTAAAAAATAGTGCTTAGTGGCGTAATATAGGCGCAGATATGTGGACACACAAGCCGAGAGCCGTGCAAGGATTGTTCGCAGTATTGAGGAGGATAAGGTGAGGGCGCGCTTAAATCCTGAAAGTTCCTTGATATGGTTGGCGACAGGGCGGAAGGTCAGCATCTAATATGAGCAAGCTACTCATAGGGCGGATGCGTCCGTAGGTGAAAGTCCTGCGGCTAAGCACTTCACTCCGTTAGCTTAATGGTAAAGCGTTGTTTTGGCTAAAGTTAATATAAAAGTTAGGAGGATCCATAACTCAATCTCTCGAGCAGATTGGAATAAAGACAAAGATGCCTAAATATAACAAGAAGTTTTCGGTATCGATTATGGCTTTTCACACGAGAGAGCCTTTTTTCAATTATCTGAAGGGAGTTTTTGGCGACGATGTGCCTTTCGCGATAGACGATGGCAGTAAAGGAATTTGGAAAAATTGTAGCGACGCCTGGCGTCTATATGATCCTAAAGCTGAATACCACATTGTCATTCAAGACGATGCGATAATCGGCAAGGATTTTTTCAGTAAGGTAATGGATATTATTACGAAGAAGGAGAAAGACGGAGACTTTATATTCTCTTTTTACGCCGATCAGATGATGGGCGCCAAAGTGACTGCCGCCAGGAACCGAAAAAGAGACTGCGTAATATCGGGGATGATCTTTAACGAGGTGGCGCTGTGTATGAAAACAAAGCACATTTCTGATATGATTAAATGGTGCGATGAGCGTGGTTCTGAAACAGATCAGGACATTTGGAAATGGGCGCATCTTCGGAGGATAAAGATACTTTATCCCATCCCCTCTCTCATAGATCATAGACCTGGCGAGAGTATTTTTAGAGAGAGATATAATAAGCCTAAGCAAAAAAAAGAAAGAAAAGCATTTTGGTATGCCGGATAGAGAATATCTAAATATCAATATAATGGCAGATCACCGGCGGGCGCCATTTGTGGAATACATAAAGTCGGAGATAGGCAAAGTGCCGGTTATTTGGGATCGCCGGCACGATATATGGGATACCAGGGAAAGATGCCTTAAACAGCATTTGAAAGCCAATGCAGTATGGTCTCTAACCTTACAGGACGATAGTCTATTATGCCCAGACTTTATCAAGCGGGCTGAAGAATTTATAAGAAAGTTTGATAAACTCGGAAAGAGAACATTCTCATTCAATCTATATTTCGGTCTTAGAGACAATGGTCTTGTCTCGAGCGCATATCGGCGTGGCAGTTGGCAACACAGAGGAATTAAATCTGGCGTGGCGATCTGTCTGAAGACTGAAGTTATACAGGAGATCCTTGATTATTGGGAAGATCCTAAGCGAAAGGATAAACTTAGATTGCACGACGATAGTCGCATCGGTGTCTGGTTAAAGAGCCGTAAGCTGAAATCTATTTATCCTTGTCCTTCACTCGTCCAGCACCGTAATAGTCATAGTCTGATATACGAGAAGCATCAGATGCCTCCGATAAGAAAAGCAGTATATTTCGCCGGAGATCTCACAAAGAAAACTCCTCACAAAAAAAGAAGAAAATGATTAAAAAGATAATCCATCAAATTTGGATCGGAGATCAAAATAAAAGACCTCGAGAGCTTATGGATACCTGGAAGATGCCAGGCTGGGAATATCGTCTGTGGACTGAAAAAGAGATAGACGAATTGAAGCTGAAGAATATATTGGCTTATAAGTTCCTGATGAACCTGAAGTCTTATGCCGGCGCGAGCGATATTGTCAGGATTGAGATATTGAGAAAATTTGGCGGGATCTACATCGATGCCGATACGGAGCGTCTCGAGAATATAGACAATGCTCCGTTTATGAAAGCTGAATTCTTTGCTGTCCAGGCTAATAAGAATAAAGGAGTTCCTTTAAGTCAGACTCGTATCGCGAATGGAATAATGGGATGTGAGCCGGATCATCCTCTTATTAAGAGATATATCGATGCGATAGGTAAAACGAAAGTTTTTATACCGGCTTGGAGGACGATAGGGGGAACATTACTGACGCAGTGCATTTACGATCACTTCGTCGCTTCCGGTGATAAGGGGATAATGTTACTCGATCCTCACACCTTCTACCCATTCGATAGCCAGGGAGTTCCATCGAGGACGCAGGGAAAGTCGTATGCCAGGCATATTTGGGGAAGCACACATAGACTCTACGGAAAGATATAAAATGAACGAACTAAAATTAAAAGAGGCTTATTTCAAAATATACGGATGCTCTAACATTCTCCACATCGGAGGGCATAGAGGACAAGAAGCTGATATTTATAGAGATCTCGGTCTTATGTTTACCTTTGTTGAGCCTATCCCGACATACGCGAGAATGATGAGAGCGCAAGGCTTTAGAGTAATCGAGGCGGCAATATCTGATCGGCGCGGCGAAGTTCCTTTTTTGATTGGAGAGATAAGTGAGCGCTCGTCACTCAAAACTCCGCCGGAAGGAGTAACCGGAATAAAGGATACGATCATCGTTTCGGTTATGACTCTTAGAGATGTCCAGTCGGGATTTGACGGAATAGCGATAGACGCCCAGGGAGAGACTTACGAGATACTCAAGAGCGGAGACCTAAATTTCAAAGTTATCCTCTGTGAAGTGAGCATAAATCCGAGGTATAATAAGGAGGTAGGATCTGAAGAAATAATTAAACTACTGGCTCAAAATAACTATAAGGAAATAGCTAAATATCAACACGGTAGTCAGGATATATACGATCTAATTTTCATAAAAGATGATAAAGATGAAGAAAAATGAGGAACCGGTATTTATACTTATTTGCGCCGGAGAAGGAACGAGGTGGGATAATCATCTCAATACGCTTAAACACTTCATCAAGATAGAGGGAGAGGAGATATTACATAGGACGATAAGGCTCCTCAAGAAGAACGGAGCTAAGAAGATCTATGTTGTCAGTAAAAAAGACTCGCGCTACCGGATAGCCGGAACGACTCAATATATTGCGAAGCTGAATTATGAGGAGAATAGAGACGCCGATAAATTCCTGTCTTCAAAAGAGCTATGGAATAAAAACGGCAGGACAATAGTTATTTACGGAGATTGTTATTTTACAGAGGAAGCTATAAAGAAGATAGTCAGTTATTCAAAGAGAGACTGGACGCTTTTCTGTCGCCCGACTCCGAGTAATATAACTGGTCACAGATGGGGGGAATGTTTCGCGCAGAGCTTTTATCCCGAGAATATAGCGGAACACGAAGAAAAACTGCATTACATAGCTGAACTATCGAAGGCAGGAGTCATAAAGCGCTGTGGAGGATGGGAGCATTATCGCGCAATGACTGGTCGGACTGACACTAAAGTCCGCCGCCCTCACTCAATGAGGGGTAGATATATTCTTATAGACGACTGGACGGAAGACTTCGATGCGCCTCAAGACCTCAATGATTGGCTTCTTAGAAGATCGGGAGAAGTGTAACGGAAAAAACTGTTACAACAAAAAGGAAGCGATAACTGCCGCTAATTATTCTTTCAATAAGAGAGGAGCTAAGTTGAGAATATATCATTGTGAGGACTGTGGGCATTGGCATCTCACTCACCAGGTTGAAAATGAAGAAGAAATCGAAATTGAGGACGAAGAAGAAATCCAATTGCAATAGCAAAAGGAAAGAGACTACTGACGGAGAACTGCTCCATTCGTATTCTAATAAGAAGCCAGCATTAAAAACTTGTGACTTTTGTGGAGATAGATGCGTGAGTGGTTTCAGAAGGATTGGAAAGAAATGGATGTGCAAAGAATGTCGCAATAGTGATATTATTTAGTCAATGGCTAAGAAGGCTGTAAAACATAAGAAAAAGGTCAAGAACACGGAAGTTATCATCGAAAAGGATAAAGATGCTAATAAGGGAGTAACCGGCATAGAGAAGCGAATGAAGAACTTGGATAAGACGAAGTGGAAGCCTGGACAGTCCGGTAATCCAAAAGGGAGACCGGCTGGGATTTTGAATTGGAACACGATGAATAGATTAGCTATCGAAGCCTTAGCGAAAGAGAATGGTTGGTCTCCTGAATATCTACAAGTGGAGATCGCAAAGGTTGGTCTCAAAGCTATTTTGGACAAAGGAGAGTTCAATTTTTGGAAGGAGTATCTTAACCGATCATTCGGAAATACTACTCAACCGATAGAACTTGGGGGCATAGACGGCAATGCCTTGTCTGAAGCTCAAAGAGCAAAAGCCGAGGCTGAAGTAGAGGCTTGGCAAAAGATGTGGGAAGAAGATGAGAATAAGCCTAACAAAAAATCAAATAAAGCGGATATTCGCAGAAAAGGATCTTAGAGTAGCGCTTGCGAAAAAGTCTTTCTATCACTTCTTAAAGATATATCTCCGTCACCGGTTCACTCTCGCGCCGGCTACTTTTCATAAAGACATAATCGACTCTCTCGACAGTATCGATGATGTTAACCGATATATAGCGATGATGGGCTTTCGTGGATCTGCTAAATCCACATTCCTTGAAGCGTTCGCTATATGGTCAGCAATAAACGAGAAGCACAATTTTATAATTTGGATAGGGAACACCATTGACGACTCAAAGCTCTCTCTTGCGAACATCAGAGACGAGATTGAGCAGAACGGTCTATTGCGTTCCGATTTTGGAATAATAATCAGGCAGGACAAAAACAAAGACTTCAGGGATAAATGGAGTGAGACTCAACTCACGGTTGGAGACTGCACGATCCTTGCTAAGTCCAGGGGGCAGAAGATCAGAGGTCTTAAATATAAAGAGGCGAGAATAGATCTTATTATCTGTGACGACTTAGAGGATGTTAAAGACGCGGACACTGCCGAGAAAAGAAAGGCGACTCGCTTATGGTTCTTTACCGAGGTTATGCCGGCTACGAAGCAAGGCGTTATGGCGGAAAATGTGAAGGTGGTAATGCTTGGCAACTTAGTGCATCGCGACTGCTTGCTTTGTCACTTGAGCAAGGGAAAGATCGTCAGAGTATTGCGCTTCCCGCTCATCGATGAAAACGGAAACATAACCTGGAAAGGTTTGTATCCGAATATGGAGGCGGTTGAAAAGGAAAAGGAAAAAGTGATGCTTGCCGGAGAGGGCTTAGGTCATATTATCTGGGCGAGAGAATATCTGCTCAAAGAAGTGGATGCCGAAGATATGATAATCAAGCGCGAGGACATTCAGTTCTATCCGGTTGAATGGTTACAGAGAAAAGCGCAGAGCGCCGGTGTCGGAGTTGACTTTGCTATCTCAAAGAAACAGACAGCAGACTATACGGCAATGGTTAAAGCTATCGATGTTAATAATGACGAAGGGGAGCGCCGGCTGTTAATTTTGCCTAACCCGCTAAACAAGCGAATAAACTTTGCAGAGACAATATCTACCTCCGTTGACATAGATGATGAGATGCCAGCCGGAACGGTTTGGTATCCCGAAAAGGTTGCCTATCAAGAAGCCGCTATCGAGATTATGGAGAAGAACGGTTTGAAGGTAGTCCGTATGCCATCGGTAACTGATAAGAGGAGTCGCGCCATCGCCGCGTGTTTTTATATCAAGAATGGACGAGTGCTGTTGTCGGAAGAAGGATCTGCGGAGCTTATCGATCAACTGCTCGGGTTCGGCATCGAAGACCACGACGATCTCGTTGACGCTCTCGGGAATGTGATATTTGGAATGGTAAAGAAAAAGAGTGGGGCGATATTTGGATAGCTCTATCCCCTGCCCTGGTATGCCTCTCTTTTCCGGCTAAAACAGCCCTCTCAACCTCTTTTCCACAGTAGGGGAGAGTAGGGGAGTGGTATAATACAGATAGCCCTATTTTTAGGCTTTTGTCTTGGATAGAGCGATTATGAGTAGAAAACACAGGGTAGTTATCCTCGTTCTCATATTGTTAGTGGCTCTAATCAACCTGGCTGTGGCGCGCCGGATTAGCCAAAACCGGTATGAGACGATAGATAACACCGATCTCCTCGCAGAAATGCCAAAGGGAGACAAGGATGTTAAAGAAACGATCATTGCAAAAATAAGTCTGGTCGCCTCTGAATACGGAGTATCTTCGTATCAGATGAAAAGGACTGTTGAATGTGAGAGCAGTTTCAGAAATATCCAAAGTGAGATAGTCAATAAAAAAGGAGAGCGCGAAGACTCCTGGGGAATATGCCAGATCAATTTACCGAGCCATCCCGAAGTATCCAAAGAGCAAGCGTTAAATATAGACTTCTCTTTAGAATTTATGGCATCGGAGATCGCCGCCGGTAGAGACGGTCAATGGTATGGATATGATAAAAAAGCTGATGCTTGTCGCGCAGAATATAAACCAACTCAACTTAGTGTCAACTAAGTGTCTATCAAAGCTCCTCGCTAAAAACGAGGGGCTAAGGCTCGAATAGACCACTTCTTCAGAACGCATCCCCCTTGAAATATAGGGGGTTTCTGGTCTTATATTGTATAATAAATAGGAATGAAAAAAGCAGGAATTTTTCGAAGGGTAATTTCAGCCATAACCAAAAAAAGCGTAAGGATATTTTCTTCAGTCAGGATGTTATCGAACGGAGCTGAAGACTTTTTAGACTGGACGAACCTATCGTCTTTCAAAGATAGCCTTTACCTGTTTATAGGTGTCTCTATGATCCGAGACACTATCTCATCAACTCCCCTTGAGCTGTATCAAATAAAGAACTCTGACGGAGATGTAGAGTATATCTCTGACGATCCTATCGTAGATCTATTCAACCGTCCTAACAGCCGGCAGACGAAAATGGAGTTTTGGAAGCTCGCTGTCTCTTATTATCTTTTATCCGGTGACTCCTTTTGGTATTTAGAGAGAGAGAACGAAAAGCAAGTTCCTCGGGCAATGGTGAATATGAGACCGGACGCTGTTGAGATAGCTTTAAGCGCAGATACTAAAGAGCCAATAGGTTATAGCTTCACTAAAGCGAATGGCTCGATCATAACGCTTGCGCCCTGGGAAGTTTTACATACTAAAAACATTGATCCGACAAATCCGATTAGAGGAGTCGGAGTAGTGAGACCGGCAACATATCGCATCATCGCCGAAAAGGAAGCGGCTAATTATCAGTTGAGGAGCTTTAAGAACCAGGGGAGACCAGACATCGCCGTTTTCTTGGACGAAGATCTTGATGATGAGAAGATCGCTGACGCCCGCGAGAAATGGAAAAAGGCGTATGAGGGAGATAACCAAAGCAGAGTTGGCTTCTTCGGATCTAACGCTAAAGAAGTAAAGTTGCTTTCGGTAACTCCGAAAGAGATGGAAGGGAGAGATACTCTCCACTTCTTGCGCGATGATATTCTCGCCGCGCTTCGCATACCGAAGCAGATGATAGATCCCGATGTGAATTACAATAATTCCGTCGTTGCTTACGCTAATTATATTAGGAACGCTTGCGAGCCTATTCTCGATGCGTTCATCGATGTCATAAATAATAAGTTGTTATCCGACTTCTTGACCGATAAATTTTTCATTTATGAAACAGATGTCGGTGAAGATAGAGAGATAAAATTAAAAGAGGCTACCGAGTTGAAGCGTGAAGGCATTATAAGCGTCAATGAAGCGCGTGAGATTATGAACTATCCTGAAGTTGAAGGTGGAGATATTCGCGAGACATCATCCTCTCCGTTCCAGTTGTCTATTAAGAGAGCAAGAGCTAAGAGACAAGCGATGAGCGTCATAAAGAATAGAGCGTATCTCCGCAATAAATTCTCTGCCAATAAAGCACTCAAGGATCTCTTTATAATTACCGACGGAGTTGCACGACAAAGAAATAGTGTCTTCAATACGCCGGAGCTGAAGGATTGGTATATTAAAGTCTTCAACGAGAATATAGATCGCAAAGCTGAAACATTTAAGGACGCCGTTGATATTTACAACAATGATCTTCTCGGGAGGATTAAGAATAATTTTGAAACGATTGGTGTTACTGTGGATAACTTCATCAATGTCGGTAACGAATTGAGAGAAGCAAGAAATATATTTTTGCCGATTATGCAGAATATGTTTAAGCGCGCCGGTCAGGACACTATGGATACAATCGCTAACGGCTTCTCTGAAAAAGCGAGTGAGCAATTTTATACTCCTGAAGATGTCCTTAGAGAGCTTGAACTTAGAGCTGAATTCTTTATCGGATCTATGATCGATACGGACTTCAACGAGTTGAGATACATAATCTCCCAGGGGCTTTCGGATGGTCTCGGAGTCGAGGAAATAGGAAGAACATTGAGGCAATACTTTGATGATATGAGCGTCGCTCGAGCAAGAACGATAGCCAGGACAGAGACCGGCAGACTCGTATCGCTTGCAACAAATGAGGCTTATAGGCAGAGCGCTTTTGTCACCGGCAAAGAATGGCTCACTGCAAGAGACGACAGAGTGAGACCTGAACATCAGGTCAACGACAGAAAGATAGTCGCTGTTGATGGAGTGTTCCCGAATGGTGAAAGTTATCCAGGAGAGAAGTCAATCAACTGTCGATGTGCTATTGCGCCCGCTATATAAAGGAAAAAATAAAATCCAATCTGCTATAATAAAAGCGTGAAACTATCAATCGAACAAAAACTATTTGAAGCGCGCCAGGGTGGTAAAGAACTCATCGGCGCTTTCCTCGAAAAAGAAGTAATCGGAAAGAAATTTGAGATCTCTTTCCAATCAAAGGCTTTATCCATCGACAAGGAAAAGCACACAGCAGAATTTGTTATGTCTTCGCCGGAGATTGACCGTCACGGAGACATCATCGATCAAGATAGTTGGATACTTGATTATTTTAGACAGAACCCAGGCTTTTATTGGCAACACAATTCAGACGACTTCCCTCTCGGATCTTGGGAAGACATAAGACTCGAAGCCTATCCGCCTTCTCCTGATAAGAAACAGCTCGTCGGACACGCCAGGTTTGATATTGATATTGAACCTAACGCAGATAGAGCGTGGAAGCATTTAGAGAAAGGAAACTTGAGTATGGTCTCTGTCGGCTTCATTCCGCATCGCATTGAATACGATGAAGTTAAAGACGCATTTATTTTATACGAATGTGAACTGCTCGAATGTTCGCTTGTTGGTATTGGTTCTAACAGACAAGCGTTCATAAAGAGCGAGGATCCAAAGCAAAGAGCGAAGGATGCTGTCGTTGAAGCGAGGAACGCTATTGACGAGCAGATCAGAAAAAACGATAATACAAGAGTTATAGCTCATCTAAGAGTCCGCGAAGATCTTAACAAAGCTATGAGACGACTGTTTATGTAGTCTCGTAAAGTCGGCGATAATACATTCCCCTGAAATGGGCGCCGCCAATATCAAATAAAATAATTTTTCCTTCTAATATGAAGAAAAAGTTTAGACTCATCGCTGGGCGTAAATTCTTTTGCGATGAGAAGGGTGTCTTAAACAAGGACACCGAAGGGAACTATCAGGAGGTTCCCGAAGACGAAAAGCCTGAAAACCTCGAGGAAGTCACGCCCGAGGGAGAAGCCAGCCAGGAAGCTGAAAAGATGCTTTCCGAAGTAATGGCTAAAGTTAAAGACCTCTCGGCGACGGGAGTGAACGAAGCTCAAGTCAAGGCGAATGATGCTTTGGCGAAGCTCTTTAACAGCATTGCCGGCAACGCCGGTAAAGCATTGAAGGTCGCCGGTGAAGGATCAGAGCCGGTATTCTTCGTTGGTAAAACGAAGGCGGGCGCAGATGATGTAAAGAAAGGACTCACCGAGCTTTATGCTCGCCAGAGGAGCAACTTTACTTTCACTGTCCGAAGCGTCGAGGATCTTAAATATCTTGCTAAGACTACCAGCGAAGGCGAAAGTCTTGAGGGAGATGTTATTCCTCCGCAGATCGTCCCCGAGATCTCCCGCGATCCGGTAAGGTCGGTATTCATCGAAAGCATCTCTGATGTCACTCCTAATATGACCTCTGATGCCCTTTCGTATGTTGAGTGTGTTACGGAGTCGGGCGCTCCTCTCACTACTGCTGAACTCGCCGATATTTCTGAAAAGGATTTTGAATTCCAGGAATTCAAAGCTACCTTGAAGAAAATCGCAGTTATCAATAAGCACAGCGTTGAGATCCTTCAAGACGCTCCGCAGTTGGTCTCTGCTATTCGCGGTTGGTTGCAGGAAGATGTCAACATCGTTACCGATCAGCAATTGCTCAATGGTAATGGTCTCGGTGATAATCTCACCGGTGTTATGACCGTTGCCTCGGTTCTTGATGCCACAAGCATCGGAACTAAGAGAGTTGAGTTCGCTAACCTCGCTGATGTCATTCGCGTCGCGATCACTAAGATCGCCGTTGCCGGAAAAGGAAAGTTCTCTGCGAGCTATGTCCTTCTTAACCCGACTGATGCTGATGCGCTCGATCTTACCAAAGACGAGAACGGTCAGTATATCTTGCCTCCGTTTAAGTCGACTGATGGGACTACCATCAAGGGAGCAAGGATTATTGAAAATGTCGGCGTTCCCGAGGGAGACTTCTTAGTTGGAGACTTCCGTAAGCTCCACATCGGAACTAAGGGAGGCGTTGAGATTGAAATGACCAATTCCGATGGTAACGACTTCTCTAAGGACATCTTGTCTATCAAGCTCCGCAGGAGAGTTGCCGCTTATGTCAGACAAAACGATGACGGAGCGTTTTGGACTGGCGACATCGCTGACTGTATTGCCGCTCTTACGCAGTCCTAATGGACATCCTGTTCAAAGTTGGTAGCATCCTTGAAAACTCTATCCGCCAGTTCACTAAGGTCATATTCCTGAAAAATGGAGTATATGGTCTTAGTGGCTGGACGAGTAGGGAACACGCAGAAAAAGCCACTGTCGTCAGACAGAGAGTAAATAAATATGGCTTGCAATATGCGTGTGTCAAAGCCGTTACCAGCTCTGCCGATAAATCTGCTCCGTCGCAGACAAAGGCAACTTCTACTTCAAAGACTAAAGCCGCGAAGAAAGTCGGATCTCGCTCAAAAGGCAAGAAAGCCGGCACGAAGAAAAAGTAATACTCGAAGGGCGGCATAAAAACCGCCCTTTGTGTTATAATTTATCTATGGAAAAAGTAATTTATTTCGATCCTGTTGCGCGAGCTTACAGAGAGATAAACCTCGAGGACGCCGAAAGGTTTATTGCCTCCGCTAAGGAGCTTGAAAAAAAGCTCGCAGAGAAAAAGGGCGACAAAACAAAAAAAGATCCTAAGTAGTATGAATAACAATAAGTTATCCGCAAAGGACTTAGTTCATCTCGTCGGGCGTTTCAGGATTAAGAAGTTCACCTCTCAAGCTGACTTCGAAGCCGGTAATGCTTATGACGAGCATCAGATCGGAGAGAACCTTTTGCTTAACGAGGGTATAAACGAATTGTTTACCATTCTTTGCTCTACCTCGAGCGGAACGAAGTTTGATAATACAAATGCTTATATCGGGGTCGGTGATAGCGATACCGCCGCCGCCGCCACGCAGACTGATCTTCAAGCCACCGTTAATAAACTCTATGTGGCTATGGATGCCGGCTTCCCGACTTTCGGGACGGATGAAGAAGCTGTCTTCCAGTCCACTTTCGGAGCATCGGACGCAAACTTTGCCTGGAAGGAGTTTACAGTCGCAAACGGTAGCAGTGGCACCGCTAAGAACCTTGATCGTCTCGTTCAGAACGAAGGAACGAAGACATCAGGACAGATCTGGCAGTTGTCTCTCACTATCGGATTGTCATAATCCTGTCTTTTACACTCCCTCAAATATGATTTGGGGGAGGATAAAGAATAGAATTAAAAGATGGCAATAGCTTATAACACGACTTCAGTATCGGCGGACTATAATCGTCCGTATCCATCTTTCACCTGGAACCATAGCGTAAACGCTAATAACGATAGATATTTACTTGTGTTTGTTGCGATAGGTAGATTTTCTGACAGC